CCGTTATGTTATCCTCACATATATAGGCTGTGAGCATGTCAGCGTACGGGTTTAGACCGGTTTATAGACACACGCTTGGTGTTTCTCAGATTCGTGTCCAAGATTTCTCTTCTTCGTTCTTTAAAGCAACGAAAGATTGTGGATGAGCTAAAGCTCCACGGAGATCCCCTGTTACAAATCTGGAAACCTGGGATGCCACTGCCCTCGTGGCGAGTGATCTCAAGCCTGGGGCAAGTGGCGCCAGAATTCGTTTACCTTCCTCAAGTGCCAGTGTTGCAGTTCTTACACCAGCGTCTACGAAATTTTCGAAGAAACCAACAGGAGCCGCAGCGTCAACGCACTTAGCAGCGTCGATCTGTGGTCTGTCAACTGGTGAGACAGTAGATGCCAATCCTGGCACAAGTCCCCGCGATGTGGGAATACATTCTAAATTAGAGACGTATTCAATTAGAATGGGGACCGTTGAAGCAGGTGCTCCTGCAGCGTATACCATAATGGAGGACCAACCAGATGATCCTTCCACCGAATTAGTGGTAACGTTGGCAGGCACTGTACCAATTGGTCGATACCGGTATGAACCATTATCGGTTCTCTTACCGGCAATGACCAATGGTTCGTCAACCAGTTTTGCAATTGGCACTACCATGTGCCACAAACTCTGTGCAAACTGATCGGCGGTTGTGGGCCAGTCACTTGATAAGGTGCCAACATAGTCATCTGGTATAAGGGCTATATATAGTAACCCTGTTGCATTAACCAGCGACGTAATGGTAGAGATACGAATGCCATAACTCACAGTTCGAAACAAATGAAACGTTGATGAAACATTTGTAAAGTTAGTGATAGGAATGGCTGAATCTGACCAAGTAATCGTACCTGAAGTGACTGATGCTCCACTTTCAGCGCGAGCCGGAGCATAAGTAAAAGCCCTCGCGAACGAACCGTCTGCAGAGGTCGTCGGAGTAACCCGAAATGAGGATGTCATTGCCACACTTGGAAAAGTCTGGTCATCAGGGATTTTAGATCCCCTAACCATCTCATGAAACGGGTCAACCGCGCCCATAACAAACGGTGGAACTGAAAACGTTCCCCGGCGTCTACGCCGACGTTGTTGTCGCGAGGGTTGCGGCCGTGTTTTATTTGAACGCACGACCATCGTCCTGACTTCTGTAGTCTTGAAGAAATATCTCCATAGATCCAGTCTCTCCGAACTGGACCCCTGGTTGTTACTGTAAAACAGCGACTGTGGGTAACCAGCACTTTTATTTCCCACGTCCACCTTGTCGTAGCGGAAGCGTCTAAATAGAACGGAACTTTGCAGGTCGGTGAGTCTTCGAACTCATGGTTACTGGCCCTAGCCACTCTTTCGGGGTGGCGCCCGCACAATTTAAAGTCGAGTGAGGACTATAAGAATCTACAACTCAGCTGTAACCCCGTCCACTTCTAGCATCTGTCTTAGTAGGCTGTGTGAGATGCTGCGTGGTCTACCGTAGTTACTAATGTCAACGTGGAGAAGATCCATTATTCTAACCACATCAGCCGGATCCAAGTTGTACCTGTCGATGAAGAAGCGCTCTACTGCAGCAGGATCGACATCTATGGGTACATCTAAACGCATCTTGTATGGATTGTCATCAAGGATCTTGGGCGCATTGGGATAATTTTTGAGCACACTGGTACAGTAATGACCCAACACCGGTACCCAATTATAATGTTTGTATCCTCTAGCAACCCCGGCTATGTGATGTTCGATGGGAACGTTGATTCTTGTGTGTGGTTGAAAAGATTTTGCTAAAGCGCGTGCTACCTTTGGACCCAACACTCTGTGTTCTCCAATATCCCAAAAGATACTGGAACAAAATTCCGTTGCGTCGTAAGCAGCGCGATCATTGCCCCTTTCAACCAACTCTAGTTTATGCCCAGCCTTTTCACAATGTCTAACCAACTGGTTGGAATCTATTTCCACCTTTGTGAAAATCAAATTGTCATCACCAAGTTGTATGACAAAGTAATCAGACTGGTCCCAACCTTGGAAGAAACTGGAAAATAACATCATACCACAAAGAGTATTCCCCATTGTGGTATTGATAACTCCGGAGGCCCTCTTCCCTGTACAGGTAAACTTGACCCCATTTCCAGTCTTTCCAACGGTCTTAAACTGCTTCCTGAGTTGGTGGATGGTTTCTGCGTCAACACCTAGATGTTCATACAATTCCATTTCAGCTTCCAATGCCTCAATTTCAGTGTGACCATCGTATCGTGAGAAATCACCTTCATACACAAACCATCCAAGCTCTTCAAAATAGCTAACCAGCCAGCCCAATTGGACTGGTCCAATAGACCCTGGGTACAAATAGGACCATTTGGTTAACTCAGAGACCACGTCATCCTTATCCCCCCAGGCATACCACCATTCTTTGGTGATGTGCTTCTGGAAGTGGTAATAACCTGGTCCGGTTATGGCCAAATAATTGTCCTCTTTCCCGCTAATGAGTCTAGGATGTCTCTTCGTGGATACCTTGCCAGTCAATACTTCTACTTTGACAAAGGCCTTAGAAGTTGAATAGCAATCATGGACTTCAATATCATTGAAGTCTACCACCTTGTCATAAACATTCCTTAACTTCGGGGTCAGATGTTCTCTGTACATTTCGACTGCCTCTTTTTCATCGTATGCGTATGTTATTGGCGGTAAAACTCTTTTGAAACATTCAAGAGAGTTACGCCATACCATCTTACGCACGTGGGCAGTGGACAGAGCTGGCAATAGCTGCCTGTACAACACAGCAACTTCAGCATTGCAAGAACAATTTCTTGGAATCCATATCTCATCTCTTGCTATGGTGAATCCCAACGGTATTGTCTTTGGGTTGCATACAGGACTTTCCGACGGTGAAAATGTGCTTCGTGTATCTATATCGGGTGGGTTGTTGCCTCCATCTACATCACCGTCTTGTACTACACAGGTGTCGACAATGTACGGGTCTTCTCCTGACCCATCATCGCCCTCGTCGGTGCCGCCACCTGTACGCCAGTCATTGATTCTGTCAAAAAGCACTCCGCTGACCAACCATGGTAATCGAACGAAGCACACCAGACAGCCAAGGACAGCTGCTATAGGTGACAATACTGCCGACAAGAAAGAAACAACTAACCACCAGGCAGCGCATAAATGATTCCAATACTTGACTGTGAATTCGCCAAGCCACACTTGCCAAGTTACACGCTCCCTAGTTGCAAGGTATTCCTCCCTGTGCATCTGAATAAGGCGATCAACGTTAGCACTTGTAAGCGACAGCTTGTGTCTAGAAGCTAAGACACGAAGGCTGCCTGATGTTGTGAGAAGAGCTTTCCTCTGAAAACCCAAATGGTAGAACTTCAATCTGAGTTCCGCCCGGATTCTGTCAAACTTCTCTTCATCTGTGACAACGTGCGCCGCTTTCTCTACGGCTTTCTCCTTAGCCTCGCTCAAACGTTGTCTAAGTGCGTCGATCTCACCCTGTTGCTGTGCGTAGCCGTCACCTACAGACTTAGCCATAAGTGACTGGTTCTTGGCGGCACGCGCAGCTCGGGGTCTTCGTGGTTTACTGCCACGGCCAGGTTTTTGTGTACGCACCGGGTGACCTCCCGGTAGTTTGATCTCGCTGTAATTCTCAGCGGTTTGATTTGGAGACGTGAGTTGGCTCTCACGGTTGGATAGAGACATATGGGTATTCTCAGGTGCTTTGCTCCGGCTTTCGGGGTGCACACTTGGGTGCTCGTTCTGGATGGACATCAGAAAGAAAGAAAGCGGCTATAATACTCAATTGTCGCCACTAATTGAGGATTTGAATGGGTTTACTCCCCCAGGGGCTGGACTTCCACGCCCACTCCTGAACCCTACTAATAAGGGCCTTTAACGCTCCGAGATCACACATCGCTTTAACTGATTAAGTCACTAGTGTACTTTTAGACTCCCCACCGACCAGAGGGTGATGCTTGGACTCAAGCATAACGCCCGCACCCATCCCTCTTAGCCCCCGACGGAGTAAGGACTGCCCATAACGCCCACGTACCTGCCGTGTTTGACCGTCACCGATCTTATCGTTACAGACGTCGCCATGGTTCGTCTAAAAGTAGGTCTAGTAACACCACTTAAACCGACTGTGAAAACACAAAACTCACG